GAAATTAAGGACGAAGTCTCAAGACTTCTTGCAGAGCAAGACACTCGTACACTTGTGGATAAGGAATCCCACCTTGCAGAACTAGCAAAGCTACGAGATAAGGCAGTAGAAAGCGGTCAAATGGGTTCAGCAGTCTCTGCTGAGCATTACAGAGGCAAGGTAGCCAATCTATACAAGGATAGAATAGAAGTAGAGGAAACCTCTAGTGAGACTTCTACGGAAATCATGGATAGGATTAAAGGTCTGTTAGGCAAAGTTATCGAAGATAATGACGAAACACTACACTAAGCTGTTTAAACGCTTTTCAAATTCGCATACGAAAGCCACAAGTGGCTATGCGCGCTAATTTCGTACCCCCACCCCCCCTGTACGCACATAACATCCACGCACACGCTCTTTACATAGTAGTTTAAATTTTCATAGACCATATTTTAGCATTTTTTTAACATAAGCGTTTACAGACCCCCTACCCCCTGTTTTTGCCTCTAGGGGAGGTAATGAATCCTATAGGGCTGTATATGTGTTTGTGTCTTTTGATGGCACCTGCCGGTGCTGTCTATATGCTAATTGCCACCTACGGATGCAGATGAGCCGATCCGCGCATTTGGACCGGCTCAAAAAGGGTGAGGACTGGATATGAGGATTTGTAAGACAGCCCTTATTTTGGAGATACCCTTGCAACGCATTATATTGTGTTTTAACATGGTTGACAATACTATATGTAGTTATGAAAGTTGATCAAAACCAAATAGATCAAGTAATGTCCTTGATGACTCCTGAACGCTTAGCCCGTTTAAACTCAGTGCAGAGAAGGGAACTAGACCAATTGATTAAGCATTTGGAGACTTCTGTTGTCAGAGAGAAGGGTCAGGAAAATTTCTTAGATTTTTGCGCTTCTGTGTGGTCTGAGTTCATTTGTGGTGCGCATCATAAGAAGATGGCGCAAGCTTTTGAACGTGTAGCACAAGGTAAATGTAAGCGTTTAATGATTAATATGCCACCTCGTTTCGGTAAGTCTCAATTGACCTCTTGGTTGCTTCCTGCATGGATAGTCGGTAACTCTCCTGATAAGAAGATTATTATGGCATCGCATACTGCAGAACTCTCACTTAGATTTGGTCGTATGGTCAGAAACTTAATTGATAGCGAAGAATATCAAAGAATCTTTCCGGAAGTAGGGTTAAATCTCGACAGTAAAGCTGCTGGTCGTTTTGATGTATCGGGTGGTGGTGAGTATTTCTCAATTGGTGTTGGCGGTGCGGTGACTGGTCGTGGTGCTGATTTGTTAATTATTGATGATCCTCATTCTGAGCAACAGGGTCAATCTGCCGATCCAAAAGTATTTGATGGCACGTATGAGTGGTATTTAAGCGGTCCTAGACAGCGTTTACAGCCGGGCGGTGCAATTATCATAGTAATGACTAGATGGGGAAAGAAAGACCTATGTGGTTCTATTTTACATGACAGCATAACTAGGGATGGTAGCGATCAATGGGAAGTTATTGAATTACCGGCTATTTTACCTTCTGGCAGAAGTTTATGGGAAGAATATTGGAAAGTTGAAGAATTAGAAAAGATTAGGGCAACATTACCCGTTCCGCATTGGGAAGCGCAATATCAGCAGAATCCGACTTCAGAAGAAGGCGCATTGGTAAAAAGAGAATGGTGGCAAACTTGGGAAAGGAAAGACCCGCCTGCTTGTGAATTTATTATTCAATCTTGGGATACGGCATTTCTTAAAACAGAACGTGCTGACTTTTCAGCTTGTACGACATGGGGTGTTTTTTATCAAGAGAATGAATCCGGATACATGGCTCCAAATATAATTTTATTAGATGCTTTTCAAGAACGATTGGAATTTCCAGAATTAAAACGCAGAGCATATGATGAATATCAATCATGGGTTCCTGATGCTTTTATTGTTGAAGCAAAAGCTGCGGGTTCGCCTTTGATATTTGAATTGAGAAGAATGGGTATTCCGGTTCAGGAATTTACACCATCAAGAGGAAATGATAAAGTAGCACGTGTAAACGCAGTTGCAGATTTATTTGCATCGGGTACAGTATGGTGTCCGGCTAAAAGATGGGCTGAAGAAGTTATAGAGCAGTTCGCATCATTTCCGGTAGGAGACCATGATGACTTGGTTGACTCTTCAACGCAGGCTTTATTGCGTTATAGACAAGGTGGATTTATTTCTTTAACGCATGATGAACCTGAAGAAGAACTCGTTGAAAGGTTTGCTGATTACTATTAATTCGTTTAAACTTTAGATAATGGCAGAAAATGCAGATATAACAATTGTTAATCCTGAAGCAGTAGCTATTGAGACTGATGATGGAGGAATGATTATTGATTTTGATCCTAATGCGGATAATCAAGTTGAATTTAATGCTAATCTTGCAGATTACATTGATGAACGTGATTTAAGAAATTTAGCAGATGAATTAATTAGTGCTTTTGAATCTGACAAGGAATCAAGAGCAGATTGGGAAAGAGCCTATATAGAAGGCTTAGATAATTTAGGATTAAAGATTGACGAAAGAACAGAGCCTTGGGCTGGAGCCTGTGGCGTTCATCATCCTTTGCTTTCAGAAGCGGTTGTACGTTTTCAATCACAGGCAGTAGGAGAAATATTGCCAGCAAGCGGTCCGGTCAGGACAAATATCGTTGGCAAATTAACCGAAGAAAAAGAAGAACAGTCTAGGCGTGTTGAAGATTATATGAATTATCTTTTAACAGAGACTATGAGCGAATATCGTAACGAAGTTGAAAGAATGTTATTTAGTTTGCCTTTAGCTGGTTCTGCTTTTAAGAAGATTTATTGGGATGTGAATATGCAAAGACCTTGTTCTATGTTTATTCCTGCAGAAGATTTTGTTGTTAGCTATGGAGCATCTGATCTAACAACTGCTGTACGTGCAACACATGTTATGCGTATGACTCTAAATGATATTATTAAGCTGCAAGTTGCTGGTTTCTATAGCGATATAGATTTACCTCAATCTAGTTCTATTGCAGATAAGATAAAAGATAAATATGGCGAATTAACAGGCACTTCTCCTAACTATAATTATGAAATGAATACTTATAGTAAGGATGGAATGCATACTTTACTTGAAATGCATGTTGATTTAGACCTAGATGGCTTTGAAGATATAGTAGATGGACAAGAAACAGGCATTGCATTGCCTTATGTGGTCACTATTGATAAGGGTTCTGGCATCATTTTATCAATTAGACGTAATTATATGGAAGATGATCCGCAAAAAATGCGGAGACAACACTTTGTACATTATCAATATATGCCCGGTTTAGGCTTTTATGGGTTTGGTTTAATCCATATGGTCGGTGGATTAGCTAAATCTGCGACTTCTTTGCTAAGACAACTTGTAGATGCAGGTACATTATCTAATCTGCCGGGCGGTTTAAAGACTAGAGGGCTTAGAATTAAGGGTGATGACACACCAATATATCCGGGCGAGTTCAGGGATGTCGATGTTCCGGGCGGAAGTATAAGGGATAACATAACTTTTCTTCCATATAAGGAGCCTTCAGGTACTTTGTATCAATTATTAGGCAATATTGTTGAAGAAGGACGTAGATTTGCATCAATTACCGACTTAAAAGTGTCTGATATGAACAATCAGGCTCCTGTAGGCACTACATTAGCGCTTTTAGAGCGAAATATGAAGGTAATGAGCGCTATTCAGTCAAGATTACACGCCTCAATGCGTAAAGAATTGGGTATTTTGTCTCAAATCATCAAAGATTACATGCCAGAAGGCTATGAATACGAAATTGATGGCGATCAGACCATAAAATCAAGTGATTTTGACGATAGGGTGGATATAATTCCAGTTTCAGACCCTAATGCAGCTACTATGGCTCAAAGAATCATGCAATATCAAGCTGCTTTACAGTTAGCACAGACTTCTCCTCAAATGTATGACATGCCAAAACTGCATAGACAGATGTTAGAGGTTCTTGGCATACGTGATCCTGATGATCTTGTTCCTCTTGAGGATGATATTAAGCCTACTGATCCAGTTAGTGAGAATATGAATATTCTTAATGGTAAACCAGTTAAGGCATTCCAATATCAAGACCATCCTTCTCATATAACAGTCCATATGTCTATGATTCAAGACCCGAAAGTACAAGAATTGGCTGGACAAGCACCAAATGCAGACGCAATGCAGGCAGCATTAAGTGCGCATATTATTGAGCATTTAGGTTTTGAGTATAGAAAACAGATTGAACAAGAGTTAGGAACAGAATTGCCTCCAGTTGGTGAGCCATTACCTCCTGAAATAGAAGAAAGGCTATCTACGCTTGTTGCAGCAGCAGCACAACAATTATTGGGTAGAAATCAGCAAGAAGCACAACAAGAACAGATACAAGAGCAAATGGAGGACCCTGTTCTTCAAATGCAAAGACAAGAACTTGAAATCAAACAAATGCAAGCAGAGACTAAGGCTACAATAGATGAAGCTAAGATTGCTGCTGATATGCAAAAAGCAACAATGAAAGATGAATTAGAAAGAATTAAGATAGAAGCTGATCTTGAAATGAAAGGCGCAGAAATTGGCGCAGATATAGCTAAAACATCAGCACAGGAAAGAACAAAGGGTGCTGAACTAGGAAGAAAAATTGCTGATAAGTTGATCGATAAGGATTCAGAATAGATGGAGCCTAGTGATTTTTCTTTTACAGAGTTCTTGACAGATCGTTTAAACAATGAGATAAACAGAATTACAGATATTATTATTGATGGTGAAATTAACGATTTATCTGAATTGAGCCGTCTTAAAGGTAATATACAGGGTTTACGTATCGCCCTTCGTGAAATAACGGATGCTTTAGACAAAGTTATGGATTCGTAAAGATATGCACGTTTCATAATGAAACGATGGATAACGTCATAGTCCTTAAAAATATTGACGCAAGCATAAGGATAACTTATGGCAGCAGAAGCAGCGAAGAAAATAGAAGCAGATGAGGCTATTCAGTCTAAATCAGCTTCGCAATTACCTGAACCAACAGGATATAAAATCTTAATAGCATTACCGGAAGCAGACGAAAAAACAGCAGGTGGAATCATTAAAGCTGAAGAAACCTTACGTATTGAAGAAACTGCATCAGTAACAGGATTTGTTATGAAAATGGGTCCAGATTGTTATAAAGATGATAATAAATTTCCTAATGGTGCATGGTGTAAGGAAGGCGATTGGATAATTATGAGAGCATTTAGTGGAACTAGAATTAGTATTCATGGTAAAGAGTTCAGATTAATTAATGATGATACTGTTGAAGCTGTTGTAGATGATCCTAGAGGAATACAAAGAGCATGAATGAATTAGCAGAAAAAGTAGATGATTTTGAAGATTTGGCTAAATCTAATACGATAGAGGTTCCAAACCCTGAAAAAGAACTTCAGATAGATATTGTTGATGACAGACCAGAAGAGGATCAAAAACCTTCTAGGGCTTCGTCAGATGATGTAGATGAAGAAATTGAGGGAATTGGCAACAGAACTAAAAAACGTATAGATAAGCTAAAGTATGATTATCACGAAGAAAGGCGTTCAAAAGAGCAAGCCAATAGAACTCGTGATGAAGCTGTACAATTTGCCAGAACACTACAAGAAGAAAATCAAGCCTTAAAAGGCACTGTTGCAAGAAGCGAGGAAGCTTTAGTTAACAGTCTTAAAACCCGTAGTACAAGCGAAATTGAAAAAGCAAAATCTGATTATAGGCAAGCTTATGAAGCAGGTGATACTGATAAATTACTTGAAGCACAAGAAAGTCTTAATGCAGCTTTTGCTGATAAGACATACGTAGAGAACTATGTTCCTACTATGAATCGTCAAGTTCAGCAACAAAACGGACAACAAATCCCTCAACAACCTCAACAACCTCAAGTTCAAGAACCTCAACTTGATCCTAAAGCTATAGAATATATTAGGAACAATGATTGGTTTGAAAGAGAGGGAAATGAGGATATGACTGCTTTAGCATATGGTATGCATGCTAAATTGGTTAGACAAGGAATTGATCCCGTAAGGGATTCAGAAAAATATTATGGCGAAATTGATAAAGCTGTAAAAAATAGATTTCCGGAACGTTTCCCTGAGTCGAATACTGCAACGGCTCAGACACCTTCGACTGTGGTAGCACCTGCTAATAGATCAGGTACAAAACAGCGCACAGTGCAGTTAACTAGAACACAAGTTGACCTCGCAAGGAGACTTGGACTCACACCGGAACAATATGCAACTCAATTTATGAAGGAGCAAAGTAATGGCTGAGTTAGAAGAAAAGCGCACTCCACGCTCATTGGAGACTAGAGAAAATAATGAGCGAAGTAAACCTTGGACCCCTCCAAACTTGCTTCCTGATCCTGCACCTCAAGCGGGTTATGTTTATCGTTGGGTTAGAACCAGTGCTGCTGGACAATCTGACAATTTAAACGTATCTACTCGAATTAGGGAAGGTTGGGAACCAGTAAGGGCAGAGGACCATCCTGAATTGGAAATCGTTACAGATGCGGATTCTAAATATCCTAACTGTATCGAAGTAGGTGGACTTCTATTGTGTAAAGCACCAGAAGAAGAAGTTGCTAAAAGAAGAGAATATTATCAGAATTTAGCAGAACAACAGATGGGTGCTGTAGATTCAAACTACATGAAAGAAGAAAACCCTGCTATGCCTATGTTTAAGGATAAAAGGACTAAGGTTACTTTTGGGAGAGGTGGACAATAATTATTATTGTTTGCCTTTAATTAATTATATTTAAGGATATAAAATGAGTAGTTCAGCAACACCTTATGGTGCTAGACCTGTTGGCACACTTAGTGCTAGTGGTTCTTTTACTGCAAAAGTACGTCACTATCAAATTGCTAGTGCGTATGGAACATCTATATTCTTTGGTGATTTTGTTAAGTTAGTTACTGCCGGTACTATTGAAAAAGATACTGGTACAACTGCTTGTACACCAATTGGAATATTTATGGGTTGCTCATATACTGATCCTAATACAAACCAGAAAACGTTTAGTCAAATGTGGACTGCATCTGTTGCAGCATCCGATGCTTACGGATACGTCATTGACGATCCAAACGTTATTT